CTTGTCTAATAGAAGCAAGTCTACTTCTTTTTTGTAGTAATTGATTATACCTATTCCTAGCTTCATCTGCTTTATTTGATTGAATTGTTTGTTCTCTTGTAGCATCTACCCCTTGAGAAATATACTTTTGAGATTGAACATTACCAGCCACTTGACCAACAAGTCCTCCTGCTTGCATGATAGTACCAGCATTTTTGGCTAGAAAGCTACCTGCAGTAGCTAGACCACCAAAAGCACTTGAGGCTGTTCCTATTCCACCTGCTGTAGTCATTAATGTTGGGAAGGTGCCTCCTGCTAGTCCTACTCCAGCACCAGAACTTGCTGCCATTAAAGCACTACCACCATAGTAAACTGCTGCACCAACTGCTGCTACTTTAGCTACTTTAACTACTGCCTTCTTATATTCAGGAAGTCCTGTTATAGGATTAATAGTTCCCGATCCACCATGAGCTTTTAACAGAACAGCCTCTTCAGAATTAATATGAGCAAGCATAGTATCACCATCTTGCCCTTTATTAGCAAGCTCTGAATAGAGTTCTTTTAATAAAGAAACCTTTTCTTTCATTGATAAATTTGCTATACTCATTTAAATCTCCAATTTTGTCATATAATTTAATACACCATCTTCTGTTAAAACTATTCCATTTGTTACTGCTTTAGCTCCAAATACTATGTTAAACTTTCTTTCTTTCTTTGTTTCACAAATACCTATGACATGATCAATTCCTCTATCTCTAAGCTTTTGTTTAGCAATCTCTAAACCTTTTAAATATCTCTTAAACTTTGTATGACTCCAAGAGTTACATTCTATATGCATCTCCCAATCATTAAGTGCTTCATTCCAAGTAATGCCTATAAAACCATTATCTTCTTCTTCATATAATATTTCCATATTATTGTGTTGTTAGCATAGTTACTGGATGACCCCATCCTAGTAATCTCATATCTTTATTTGATTCTGAAGCAATGTATAAACTTAAGCACTTACCTGATCCTCGTAGTTTATTCTTAGTAACTACCATAGTCTCACCACTATCAAAAGTCCCTGCTCCTGAAGGAGTATAGTTTCTTAATATTTTGTATGCTTGAAAGGCAGTTCCCCATTTACCATTAGCATTAGAGTTAGACCACCCCCATTGTGCTTGTACTTGACAACCTGATTGAGGACTATATACTAAATCACTACCCGATAAAACAAAACTATTTTCAGTTCTTTGGAAATAAAAGAATATATAAGGTATCTGTTTCTCTCTCATTATGTCACCAAACAATTCATAACCTGTTATTAAATAACTACTATAGTTAGCTCCTACAGTATCTTTAGTTTTCCAATCTACAAAAGTATTATCATTGTACTCAGCCAAGGTAAAAGAGGTACCAACTATTGTTAAGAAACTAAATTGAGCTGTTCTATTTATTTCCACATCATCATCTACAACTACAGTATCTCCTGCAGTTACTAGTACAGTATCTGTGCCTGCAACAACAGTTTCCTCTTGTTCATTAACAGAATATCCTGGAATATCTACATAGGATGCTACATAAGGGGAGTCAGATGCTAAATCAGATAACTCATTTTTATACCAGGCAGTTAAAGTTAAGTCATAGATTAATTCTTTATTATACTTATTAATATAATTTAATGTAGTATAAGCTGCACTATCATTGTATAAAAATCTAACTCTGTTTTCTTTCTCATCATAAAATCCTTTAGCATTGTTCTTACCTGCTTCAGGTATCTCTAAGTAAAGATTTTGTATAGATGTTAATGAAATAGATTCTGCTGCAAATCGTCCTGAGGCTGAATCAGGTTTAAGTAAGTATATACCAGCTCTTGACCAGTAAATAAAGTTACCATTAACATTAACAATTGCTTTAGGATTAAATACACCATTGGTAGAAAGTTTAGAAGCTTGAAAAGAGGTAGCAATAAACCCACCAGTATCTCCATAGATCTCCCATATGCCATTTTCTGCAAAGACTAATATAGAGGCTTGTGAAGCTACAATTTTTACAATACTAGTAATCTCTGGTATTTGTATAGAGCCACCATCAGTATCTATTAAATCATTAATACCTGGATCAGTAGGATCAGCTTCTTGATAACAAGTTCCTAAGTCATCATCATTTTTAATAACTTTTGAAAAGAAGATATAACCAGAGTAATTAGGTGATCTTGAGTCTCCACTAGTTACGCTAGAGTCTATACCTGCATAAAATATTCTTTGTGCATAAGAGGTAACACTAGTAATTTTACCTTGCTCCTGATCTAAAGGTAAACCAGAGGTAACGTCTGACTTAGCCATCCTAGAGGTTCCTCTGTTAAAAGCATCAATAATAAATGAGCCTTTAGCAATCTGATAGTTAGACTGTGAGTTCTTAACTAGTGTATCTGGATCATACTTTTCATAGTCTGTACTTGCAGCATTTGATATTTTACCTAATGTCCAGTTATCAGAATTACTTGGATACTGAGCAATCTCAGTAAAAGTATACGTAATAGCATCTGCACCAGTACTTGTAACAATATTCTTATTCCAACCTTGGTTACGTAGGTTATACTTATGAGTATCAGTTAATGTAACAGGTCTAGTATCAATAAATAAATTATCATTTACACCATATAAATCTCTAATTTCAAGAGTAATCTCTGATTGAGTTACAGCACCTGTGGTAGGTTCATACTTAAGTAAAATAGGTTTAGATAAATCTTTAGAAACAATAATACAATTATTATTAATAACAGATGTTTCAATGTTACTATTACTTAATCCTGCAATAGTAATAGCAGCACCACTATTCTTAAGATTAGAAGATGGGGAAGGAGTTAACAAATCCATAAACCAAAGTTTATTCTTAATGCGTATAATACCTAAAGATACTGTTGTATCTCCACCAGGACTTTCCCAGGGATGAAAAGATTGTTTACCTTCTTTTATATCAGTAGGAGTAAAACCAGTAGATGTTAAGGAATAGTCTGATTCATAATCAACACCCAGACGTCTATATCGTGAACCATCACGATTAAGAACAAAATTAGCTTCATCTACAGAAGCATCATCTGGAAATGTTAATTGATTTGCTTCAGTAATAAGTCCCTTAACAAAGGACCTAAAAGCCTTTTCACCCTTCTTCGCCATTCTATTCCTCTATTGTGGTAGCTTCTTTCTTAGCCTGTTTTTTCTCGTAACGTATTACAGCTTTTTCTGCTTCATCTAACTTAGGTTCTTCTATAGTTGAGTTAACATAGTTAGCTACCTGTGTATCTACAAAGGCAAGAGAAGTAAACTGTCCTGCTAGAGCTTGTGGAATTGATCCTCCACCACTCCATTGTAATACGTAATGTGATGTACCTGGTTGTATTACTGCTTGTATATCCATAGTACCATTTGTTTTATAACTCTTTGCAACATTGGTCATGTTTATCCTTATTTTTATAAATATTTATTTTGCATAGAGGTCATTGTTACTAAGCCTCTACTCTTCTTTTTAGTACTTGGTTTCTTTTTATCCATTCTATTTACACCTGAAGGTGTATTCTTACTTACTAATGCTGGATTAACAGGTGCTTTCTTTTTAACTGCTGCACTACCAGGAACAGAATTACCTTTAGTATTACGATTAACCTTACCCATATTAGGACCTACAGGTTTAAGTTGTGTAGGAGTATAAGCATTACCATCCATTGTACTTGCAGAAGGTTTAGTTGTTTTTTTCATGTAAGAGGGACCACCTGTTGTATCAATAGGTTTACCTTTCATAGTACCTTGAACAGCTGTCTTCTTTTTTGTCATGTTTTCTTTTACTTTTCGTTTCATTCTATATCGTTCTATAAAATTAGCCATTACTTCTTTCTCCCTGATTTTGTTCTAAGCTGTTTACTAAAACTACCTGGTATATTCTTAAATACTGTACCATCCATTGTTGTCGATATACCTTTCTTTAATTTCTTTTTCTTCTTTGCACCATATACATCCCCTTTAATAAAGGGAGCAGTATTACTTGTTAAAGAACTCAATAGTTAGGTGTCCTTTTAGTTGCTCTGTTTCTACCATAGTTTGGATACTTAATACCTTGTTCAATTTTCCAAGCATCTTGACTCATTCTTCTTCGTTGACTAACAGAGATCTGCTCTGCTTTTTGATTAGTCATTTGTTTAAGAGTTAAGAACGCTGCAGACTTAGCCTCATTAAGAAGGTAAGTAAACATCTGTATAGGTAAGTCAGGAGTAAAGGTATCTGATAAAACAAAAGCTATAGATCGTTTACCCCAACACTGTGTCTTAGAATTCTGTAATGCAGAATCTACTGTGTTATCATATGAATCAAAGACTAAGTTAACATCATCAAAAGAGGTAAAGTATTGTGGAGCTTTATCATTTAATACATTGATTGATATACCAGTACTATCTGTTACTATTTGAACATTTGTTGCAGTACTATCTCTACCATCTACAATATACATGAAGTCTTCTGGTACTTTATATTCTATTGTTTTAAATATATTTTTAGCAGAGGTACTTGTTTTACAATTATACTTAAGCCATTTTAAATCTATAACATCATCAGGTAATGCCATATGAGTAGGACGAGTTACAGTACCTCCTGTATCTACTTGAAACAGTTCATATAAAAAAGCATAGTTCTTACCATCAATAATATTATAGTAAGTTGTTTTAATTATTTGAGCTACTTGTAAAGCTTCAACACTATCATTAATACTATTGATATCATCTGAATCCATATCAGACATGATGTCTTGTGTCATTTCTAGTAATGTCATTTTAGCCATAATTTATCCTAAGTTGCTGTCAGTGTTAATGCTAGTTTAGTAACTGTCATATCACCTGCACCTGTTGTATTATCTGCATATACTTCAAAATAATCAGAAGTTGCTGCTGATACTAAACAAGATCCTACTAGACTCGTTGCATCAGCTGTAACCACATCTGCATAAGCTTCAGATCCTGCTATTACTGTGCCATTTTTATGTATCGCTATTAATACTGGAACATCAGTACCTACAGCATGTTGAACTGTAATATCAAAGTCTAGCTTAAGTACTGCTGTTGGTGTTGCTGTATATGTAAGTCTTGCTGTTGTTGCTTCAGTAACTCCTACTGCTAAGCCTGAGGCTATTGTTGCAGGTGCTACAATAGTAGGAGAGGCATTCCATGTATGTGTATATGGAGATCCTACATTATAGAAATGAAACTTTCCTTTTGGTAAAGCCATAGTGCTTGTAGTTAGTATTGACCAAGCTCCTGAAGAGGAACCATCTGCAACATAAACTTCATTTGCTGACGCTGCAGCTACCCCTTTAGGTTCATGCAAGTCTGCTCCTGTAATTACTGAATGTTGAATCGTCATTACTAATTCCTCTGTGTATTAAATTAGGGAGATACACTCCCCAAAGGGGAGCTATCTCGTTGTATTACACGTTGTATTTAAACTTAACTACAACTCTGGCAGTACCTGCAGAATAAGTACCTGTGGTTGCTGCTACTAATTGCCCTGCGGCAGCACCAACAGTAGTGCCTACTAAAGCACCACCACCAGCAATAACTTTATTTGCAGTTAATGATGCTGTAACTGTTGCTACAACCAGACCATCTGCATCAATTGCAACACCAGCTGGTGTATATAAACCGATAGTTAGGTTAGTACCACCAACCCAAGCAGTATCTACATACAAAGTAGCTTCAACGATAGAAGCATTTGCAGGTATAGTCTGTGCAAGATTACTGTTTAGTACTGCTGAAAGATTGTCGTAGCTAAATGACCACTCCGCACTTTTAACAATACCCTCTTTTGTAGATTCTTGACCACCTAATGCATTATTAGATGTACGAACCCCGTAGTGACTTGCTACGCCCCTGATAGGAGCTAATTCAATAGTCATAATATATATCTCCTAGTAAGTTGAGTCGTTAGTGATAATCACACCCAGTGTATCAGCACGCTGAACACCGAAACCAAAACGAGAAGTAACTTGATATTTATCAGCTCTTTCCTCGTTGTCTCTCCATCCTTCTGTTTGCGGAGCACGTCTCCATGCATGCATAACAGGTTTACAAGAGTCATCAGCAACACACATAAAGACATTAGCTTTATCGCCAACTTCTCCAGTGTCATTTGCAAGACTATAAGCAGAAGCGTCAATAGCTTCAGTTGCAGTCAATGATGGTACAAAGTTTGATGTGTATACATCCCAACCCATAATGTTTCTTACAAAACGATGATCTTTAGCAAAACCTTCATTAACAACACCTTGGAATTGCGGAGTATTATTAATTACTGATGTTGAAGAAATCAAAGTGTTGAGAGAAGCTTCTACGATAGGATCAACAATTGCTATACGACCACCTGCTGGTGAGTTAGCTTTATCAAATGCGAGTTTCATAGATACAAAATCAGCTAACACCATGTTACGTGTTGTTGCTGATGCACCTCCAGCTACCCAACGGTGAGGTCTTGCATTCACTAAGTTAAGAGCTGCTGCGGTTTGTCCTGCGTTAGCTGTACCTAAGAATCTTGACTCATGGTTTTCACCAAGAGCACGTGTAGATTCCATTGCACGCATAGCCATCAATGTATCAACTTGTGATCCATCTTCACGAAGGTCATCAGATACTTTCCAAGCATCACCAATGTAATCAGTGATAGTTAGGTTGATAGTACCTGTGTCAATGTTTGTAAAGTTTAAAGGTGTATCCTCTGCTGCATCTTGAAGTGTTACAGTACCGACAGTTTTAATGTTAAGTGTTGTACCTGAACCGAAGTCTGTTACATCACGCCACATCCCTTCTGGAAGAAGGTAGTCGTGTAAGTTATCAAGAATAAACTGAGAATACTGCTGTGCCTCAATAAAGGCAGTAGTATTACTTGTCAGTTGTGACATTTAAAAGTCTCCTAAGACTGTTGTTGTATTTTAGCTTTAGCGTTACCCCAAGCAGCTAATAAGTCTTTCGTAGAACCCCCTTTTACCTTTGCAGATAGTATTGCAGGAGTTGTTTGATTACTTAAAGCTTGTGTATTAATATCACTTTCAAAAGAACCTGAAGGTGCTTTAGCAGAATGTAATCCTGCTGCTTTTAATACTACTTTAGGGCTTGTTGCTGCAAGCTCGTTTAGTTGTGTAACAGTTAGTCCCAAGTCATTAGCAATAGAGTTATAAGTTTTTTCAGCTTCTTGACCATACTGACTAGTAAAAGCTTTCGCTACCTGATCAGCATTAGTTTTAGCCGTAGCTTGTTTCTCTCTAATACTTAATGTTTGATTAACTAAATCCATTACGCTATCTTGATTAAGTTCCCCTACTGGCATTGTCGTGGCTGTCGGTTGAACTCCAGACTTGATTTCATCTAAAAGTTCCTGAGTAGTTTTGCGTTTAGTTAGTTCTTCCCTTACTTCAGCAAGTTCAGACTCAAGAGTCTCAATATGCTTCTGTGCATGAGGAACAGATCTTAATGCATCTTCTGTGCTCTGGTACTTTTTCCCTTCACCAACTAATGCTTGAACTTCGGTCGGAATTTCAAATGTCTTTGGTGCAGTATCTGTTTGTACAGCTTCGTTGGTACTCTGCTCTACAGGTTGTTCTGTTGCTTGTGTTTCATTTTCCATGTTGCTTCTCCTTTGGTCAAGGTAATAAGTTGTATAGTTTTGTTAAAGCTTTTTGGACACCTCTATGATAAGCTTGATACTCATTGTAAGCAGGTAGTTTGAAAGATTCTTCATCTATACACTTTCTTTGAGATACTCCTACTTGATCATCAAGGTAAACCTTTAACTCTTCAATAACTTGTTTCTTTGTTAAAGACTGTGCTTTATCACTTTTTAAATCCATACTATAATTATACCATATTTTTAAGTAAAAGTCAAGTAATACTTGACCTATGTATTACATCTCAGGAGGCATCTGCCCTTCTACTTGCTGAATCTGTTGATCCACCATTTGCTCTTCCATAGAAGGACCTGCTTGCTGAGATTGTAAATCTTGTTGAATCTGCATTTTAATTTTCTCTTGCTCTCCTGCTTCAAATAATGCAGCATTATCTTTAATAAATCCATATTTATCAAAACCCATATACTCCTCTACCATTTCGGCTAAATGTTTAGGTGATACATGTGGAGCAATTATTTGACCAATAGGACTATTAAATATACCTAGTATGTTCTGTAGTAACTGTGCTCTAGCTGCATAGTGTCTAGCACCTATAGGTCTAATTTTACCACGTGCGGTTAAATCTTCTTTAGTAATAGACAAGAAATCTTGCACACCAAAGTCATCATCATAGACTTTAGCTAATTCTGGTAAGTTAAGATTCCGTTTAGCAGTTTCTAACATCATGTTAAGAACAGGTTCTAGGAACTCAATCTCAAACTGATTAACTTTATTTTGGAATATTCTACCAGCAGCATTCTGTAATGACTGTACTTCAAAGGCTGTCTTCTCTCCAGGTGTTCTTATACCCATTGCTTCTTTAGGAGCACCAGCCATCTCTTCCATTGTATTCATTAGTGCTGCTAGCTCATTGTTAACTTGGAAAGCTGCAGGGTTAGGTGGTAACATTTGTATATCACCATCTTCTTGTAAATGAATAGTTACTTCAGGACCCCAAGTAAATGGTTCTACCTCACCTCTAACTACCATAGGGGGATGGATAGTTAAGTCTAGTGCATCTGCCTTAGCATTCTCTAGGTGGTCAATACGATATTGTAAACCTACTAGGTTATCTAGTGGTCCCATACCATATAAATTATCAGGACGTTTTCTCCATGCTACATGAGCTTTGCTGTCATGACCAATGTAACTAGGATTCTCTATGTTTCTTAGAATATAAGATCTGTCAATGATAGTTATTAATCTATTCTCATAGAGTTTATCTTCATCTTTATCATACCAATCTCCTTCAAACTCTAGTATCTCTACCATACCTGATTGATAATATTCTTGTAGTGTACCAAAGCCATCAGCAATGTATGCTTCTGCTTTGTTTACATCCTCTACTCTAAACATAGATATAGTTTTTCTAATAGCCACAGCTTTATCAAAAGCTGCTTTGTCATAGTTTAAGTCAGGACGGGTAGTTAGTTGTTTTTTTAGTTCACCAATAGAGGTTACTTTTCTAGTAAACTTTGGTGACTTAGCAAAGGAAGATGCTATAGGATTAAAGACAAGATCAAAAGGAGAAATCCTTTTTAGTTTAGGACCATTGTAAGTAGTAATAATTTCTTCCGTAATAGGATCTACATGTGAGTCATTAACATACATAACCTCACCAAAAGAATTACCATAGTCAATATAGTCATAAACAAGTAAGCTAACCTCTTCTCTAAACCTAGACTCTTTCAGTTTAGTCTTCATGTAAGCTTCAATAGCTTTGCGTTTTTTCATGGTAGTAGCTTCTTGTGTAGCTCCTTCCCACTTCATCCAGTTGTCATTAGGGAACAAAGCATCCATATAGTTAGCATGTAGATTATCTCTAATCTGTGTTAACTTAGGAAGAGTAGTTTTGTTTTTCCAAGGAAGAGAACTATTAGACGTAGTTGTAGTATCAGTAGCAAAGAGGTAATTCCTTAACTCTCTCCATTCTGATTCTTTATTATTTCTTTGAATCCACCATTGGTTATATAATCCAGCTAGTGTCTTAGCTAAGTTTTCTGTACCAATTGCTTGCTCTATTTGTGCTACTTCACCTGCCATATTATTTCCTTAATGTGTTATCCCGCCAAACCTGCTGTGGGTTGGTAATGGTTTACTAAAACTTAAACCTTGATATGCTCTTACCTTTGGAACTAAAGATATAGCTATCGCATTAGATAAGGCATCTTTAATATCATCATGTGGTGGATGTACCATTACTAATTCTTCTTCTAATGTCTGACAGTTACCACCCTTGTAGTGCCATATTTGTAAGTTATCATACTTAGGTTCTAATACAGAACCCACTCGTTGGGCTTTATCTCCTAGATGTCTTGTAGGTCTAAACTCATCTATTGACAAAGGTATTCCATTAGGTTTAAGGTAACTATCTTTTAGTTCTTTTACAATCGTTTGTTGTGCTACAGTAATCTCAGCACGTATCTTCCTGAATCCCCATTTTTCCCATGACTGTAATATATGTTTGTAGTAATCTACAATCTTTTCTGTTTTAAATCTATCTATTTCTAAGATATAATAGTTTGCTTGGTGATCAACACCTACTACTACAAGAGCAGTATAATCTGCTTGTTTCCTTAAACTAAACGCAAAGTCAATTGCTGCATAGATGTTTAGTTTTCTATCTCTAATATACCAGTCTCCTTCTTTATTTTGTAAGACTGCTTTATCAAAGTACTGAAAGTTATCTTTATTAATTCTAGCACTTTCTGTAGTATTAGGATCATTATAATACTGAGCAAAGAATTGTGTCTGGTCAATGTATTTAGCTTTAATCCTTGCAAGTTCCTTAGCATCAAAACCAAAAGACTTCCCATCACTTCTTGTTCGTTTTGCCCAGAGAAACTCTCCGTCTATCTCTACTACTTTTTGAAAGAGTTCATATACTTCATGTTCGGTTTCTTCTTCTTCATCTGTAGCATAATAAACCTCTTTCATGTTTATCATAGTATCATAAATGTCTCTAGGATGATAACGAGTGCCAACAACCCACTCAACTGCACCAGGATTCTCAATAGAGGCTAGCTGTGAATAAGCTGAAGCTACTTTATCTCTTCCCTCTTCTGTATATGCGTTACCAGGTACTACTATATCGTCCAGTACGACCACGTCAGCGTGAAAACCAGTGGTGTTTGAGGTCAACCCTACCGCTTTTACTGTAGCGTCTCTAATACCCTCTAATTTGCGTTGAGGGTGGTCAACAGATATTTCAGCTACTGCCCATTTTTCTCTTTTTCCTTCTTCAGGATGGACCATGTCTGACCAATACCTACGATAGATGGGGGAATCTATTATCTGTTTTATTGCATAGAGCTGTTTCTCTGCTAAATCTGCTGTTGCTGATACATAGAGTACTGTTGTTTCAGGATTCTTAGTTATATGCCAAGCTGTCCTGTAAGCAATGAGCTTACTCTTCATATGTCCACGAGGAAGTAGGACTAATTGGTTATCTTTAGCTTCTGATCTTGCCCACCAACTAATAAGTTCTTCATGTAAGGCTCCATATAATATATGAGGAGCAACTAATTTAATAAAGGTAAGTAAGTCTGCTTCAGCAGCTTCCCTGATTTGGTCAATCTGAGACATAATTATATTCTTCTTTTTTTAATTAGACTTTGCTAGTTGATTACCAAAGTAGAACTCTATGATAATAGTCATGTATGGCATTATTTAGTTAATCCTTTCATTTTCTCGAATGTTCTCATAGAACCTAATCCTAATAAACCCATTAGTACCGTCATTAAACTACTCATATCAAAGACAGGTAGCTCTGGTATTACTGTTCCTGACCAAGCAGCTAAAAACATAATGAGTGGTACACCAACAAAGTGCCAAGCCATTGCTACTCCACATACCCATCCTATGAATGGTCGCCATCCTGCTACCCATACGGTTCTATGAGCTGCTTCTATTTTATTAGTATCTGCTTGAGCTAGGTTGAGTTGTGTTGCATTAGCAATAAGCTCTGCCTCTATAGCTTGTTTAGCTTTCTCTGCACCATTCTTGTCTGGGATGACTCTATCAATCACAGTGGAGATTAGTGGTAATAGTATGTTTAGCATTTAGTAAGACCATCCATATAATAGACAAGCAATAATAGGAGTAATAGGTAATGCTACTAGTAATGCTAAAGACCAGACAACTGGTTTTCCTAATAGTCTAGCTAGGTAACTCATATTTTCCATCCATGTGATACAGACCA